GGCATCGCGGTGCCGTACAACGTGACCGCCACCGTCTCCGACGGCACCCAGGTCATGTTCCGCCCTGGCGCCCTGCCCGTTGACGGCAAAGCCCCCAAGCTGTTCATGTACCACGACGCCAGCCAGCCCGTCGGCCTTGTCACAGGCCGCGTCGACACCGACGAGGGCATGCTGTTTACCGCCAAGGTCAGCAAAACCGCCGCAGGCGACGACGCGCTCGAGCTAGCCAAAGATGGCGTGATTGACAGCGTGTCCGTTGGCGTCAACCCCACCGAATACGACATGGACGGCGACATCATGGTCGTCACAGCGGCAGATTGGATGGAATTGTCATTAGTACCCATCCCCGCCTTTGCCGGTGCTACTATCACAGATGTCGCGGCCTCGGCCGCAACAATTCCCGACGCAGTTTCATCCACTACAAACCCAAAGGAAACAGCAGTCGTGGAAGCAGAAAAGTCCGTCGAAATCGAAGCGGCAACACCAACCGCACCAGTACCCGCGCAGCCTAAGCGTAAGTTTGACCTGCCAACACCAGGCGAATACATGGCCGCTATGCACATCGGTGGCACCACGTTTGCAAACGTCGCAGCCGCAGCGCGTGACTACATGCTTAGCAAGCAAACCGCGCTTCAGGCTGCAGCAGGTGACACTCTCACCACCGACACCCCTGGTCTTTTGCCGGTGCCTGTTCTCGGCCCCGTGTTTGACGATCTCAACTACATCCGCCCCGTAGTTGCAGCTGTCGGCGCTCGAGCAATGCCAGACGGCGGCGCACAAAAGACGTTTATTCGCCCAACGTGGACAACGCACCCGTCAGTTGCTGCACAGTCGCCAGAATTGAACCCTGCGTCGGCCACTACGCCAGTCATCGCGTCAAACGTCGTCACCAAGACCACGCTTGCAGGCCAGGTCACGCTGTCGGTGCAGGACATCGACTTCACTAGCCCCGGGGCCTTGGAAATCATCCTGCGCGACCTCGTCGGGCAATACATGTTGGCCAGCGACAACGTGGCCGCAGACGCAATTACCACAGGTGCAACCGCATCAGGCGCAACCTGGACAGTTGCATCGACTGACCCATCAAGCCTGTTCAACGCGCTCTACACTGCCGCGTACAACATCCTTGGCGCTACCAACTTCTTGCCCGACCATGTGTTCGTTGATCCGAACGTGTGGCTCTACATGGGCAAGCAGCTTGACGCCGACAAGCGCCCCGTGTTCCCATACGCAGGCGCCGCAGGCCTCATGGGTGTCAACGCAGCAGGCACCGCCAACATCACCCAAATGAACACGTTCAACCCGTTTGGCCTTAACTTGGTTGCCGACCGCAACTTCGCGGCATCCACTTTGGTTGTCGCTCGCGGCCAAGCCATTGAGTTCTACGAGCAGGTGAAGGGCATCATGTCCGTTGAGGTTCCGTCAACCTTGGGCCGCACGTTCAGCTACTACGGCTACGTTGCCACCTTCATCGCAGACAGCACCCAGGTTCAGAAAATCACGATTGCCTAATTAGGAAAGGCGGCGGCCGTGGCCGTTTACACAGTCATAGCGCACCAACGCCTCGACGATTACGCGGTCGTACAAACGCTTACAGACACACCCATAGAGCCAGGGCAGTCAATCACATTGGCTGGCCTAGGCCATGGGCTAAACGGCACACACACCGTCTTGTTCTGCCCGCAATACGCATTCATCGGCATTGAAACAAACGATGGCGAGTGGCTGTACGACGCAAACGTGCCACGGGCTAACCAAGTTCTATTTTACGACGCAGGCGATGACCTTGAATGGTCAACAGCAGTACCAACCGGCACGTTGACATGGACACAAACCTGCACCTGGATTACCGGCACAAACATTAGTGACTACCTGCAAATCCCGCTAACCAGCGCCGGTGCAGCCACGTTGCTGACACAGTGCGCAGCCGCAGCCAACGCGTTTGCGTACCGTCGCCGTGTTGAAGCGGGCTACCTCGAGGACAGCCTCACCACCAGCCCTGGTGGCGATGTCACCCTCGGCACCATCATGGTTGGGGCCGCGTATTTCCGTCAGCAAGGCTCATTCACCAGCCTCGCATCATTTGACGGCATGGGCGCACCACCAAGCACCGGCCTTAGCCCCATGGTCATGCAGCTGCTCGGTATCAACCGCCCACAGGTCGCCTAATGACCTACACCGACCTCTTTAACGAGGCAATCGACGATTTGCGCACCACCCTGGCAACCATCAGCGGCCTGCCAGTGGCTATCGATCCGCGCCACATAACCACCAGCTGCGTGTTCATTGACGCACCCACCTTTGAGGCTTGGAACTACAACATCGTGCGCCTCGACTTTCCCGTCAAAGTGATTGGCAGCGGCCCAGGCAACCTTGACGCGTTACGCGACATCCTGGGCATCGTCGCCAAAGTGCTAGCCAAAAACGTCGCCGTCAAATCAGGGCAACCAACCGTGGTGTCCATCGGCGGCCAGGATTACCCCGCGTATGACATACTCATCAGCATGCAGGCACAAACAGCATGAAATACCGCATCGTTTCCCCACGCGTCGGCACACCAGGCGAAATCTACGAACCCGAAATATGGGTCAACCTTGGCGCGCTACTCGACGGCGGCTTCATTGAACCAGTCGACAAGAAACCCGCACCCGACAAGCCTGCAAAGGCTAAAGTATCCAAGAAAGCGGCACCCGACGCCACCAGCGCCCAGGAGTAGCCAATGCCTACCAGCACCTATCTGTCAAACCCAGTCGTGACCGTTAACAGCATTGACTTGTCCGATCAATGCACCGCCGCGACATTCACGCAACGTTACGACCAGCTTGAGTCCACCGCGTTTGGTGACACCGCCCGCAAGTACGTTGCAGGCCTCGGCAACCACGAAATCACATTGTCGTTCTACATGAGCTACGCCACCAGTGAAACATTCGCAACGCTTGAAAACATCGTCGGTGGCACCGTCACAGTCATTGTCAAGCCAGCCGTCGGCGCAGACAGCGCAACCAACCCAGGCTTCACCCTCACCGGCACTTTGTTGCCTGAACTGCCTGTGATTAACGCCACCATGGGAGAACTATCCACCATCGACGTCACATTCGTCGGCGGTGTGTATTCCAAAGACGTAACCCCGTAAGAACAGGAGTCCCGACATGCAAATAACCATCCGCGTCGATTTAGGCACCGACACGCACGAAGTCAGCACAAACCTATGGGTAGTCACCCAATGGGAACGCAAATTCCGGCGCAAAGCCAGCGACCTAGCCCAAGGCATCGGCGTTGAAGATTTGGCCTACCTGGCGTATGAGGCCTGCAAGGTTCACGGCATCACAGTGCCAGCCGCATTTGACGACTTCATCAAGAAGCTGCACAACATCGACGTTGTGAGTCAAGAGCCTGAAAACCCTACCGAAGCGGCACCTACCGGCGACAACTAGCAGAACTGTTAGTCGCAACCGGCTGGTGGCCGCCTGAAGTAGAATTCACCACAGCAGACTTGGCCACCGTGGCCACCGTCATGAAAGAACAACGGCGGCGCTTATGACAGCCACAGTCAAAACCGAAGTGGTAGGTGCCAAAGAAGCCGTCAAAAGCCTGCGCAAAATCGACCCCGAACTGCGCAAACAATTTAACCGTGACGTCAAAACCATTGCCGCACCTGTCGTCGACGCGGCTCGAGGCGCTTACCCTGACATGCCATTGTCGGGCATGTCGCGTATTTGGTCGGCCGGTAGCCGCCAACTATTGCCCTGGTCGGCATCGAAGGCTCGATCAGGGGTGCAGGTCAAAATCGACACCAGCAAACGCGCTGTGTCCGTTATTCGCATTCAGCAGAAAGACGCGGCGGCCAGCATTTTTGAGCTTGCAGGCAAACGAGGCACCAACCCTAAGGGCCGCGCGTTCATTGACAATCTCGAGGCGCGGTTTGGTCGTGCGCAACGCGTGTTGTGGCCGACGTATGAGCGCAACAGCGCCGAAGTGACCAGTCGTATGCGTGACACCGTGTTGGCCGCGTCGCGTGAAGTACAGAAAGAGCTTGGC